GGTAATGGGTCTTTCTTTACATTTTCAGAATGTGATGCAAAAATATAGTAAGGTGCGCCAGGATTCTTCTTTGCCTGATTCGCAACTGCTTCCATCAGTTTTTCGTGTCCTGTCGTTGGTGGATTGAATCTACCAAAAGTAAATACACAAGTATCCCCACGAGCTTCTCTTATTTCTGAAAACTTCCTCATTTATCCCATGCCTTTATCGCAGTAAAGTTATTGAAACTAAATTCCATTCTATCAACAAGTTTGACTGCACCGCCTGAAACTCTATCAATTGCAACATATCCTTCTGGATTGACTGCCTTAAAACCATTGTTAGTTTTAATGAAAGTTCCAATGCTCTTTACAGTATTTAGTTTACTCACAATCCCCATCTTTGCATCCACAATGAAGTTTTGGAATGTGATGACATTTGCAAGGTTAGACGTATGTTTTTTTAGTTCTCTTATTGTTTCTTTTTTCTTTACCTCAAGAGCTTCTTTGTTTTTAGGTGTCTTGAGTTTATCAATCTGTTTATCGAATACACTCTCTACCCAAGGCAGATATCCCTTTGCATGAGCAGATGCATTAGTAATCTTTTGTCCTTGACGAACTTTACTGTTGTTGTACGTTTTCAATGACGCACCAGCAAGATTACCTGTGAATGCGTTTTGCATTGCAAGGAACTTAGTGAGTAGGGGAGAGTTGATTTTTCTGAATGTAGTACCAGCACCAGATAATGATGCAGTAACCTTTTCGGTTTCTGATGCAGTCATTGTTGCAGAACCAGATACATCCTTGTAGGTTGCATCGTCCATCCAGACTGAAGCAGGTTTATTCATTCTACTGATATTCGCACCAAATGATGCTTTCATATCTTGTAGTGCAGTACCAGTATATGTGGTATGCCAGACAACACCAATCTTTGCAGCAGCAATCTTCTTACCCAAGTCTGAGTTTACATCGACTGCATATACAATAGTGTTTGGTTGAAATGTGTGGTAGGACTTGCCGTCAATAGTTTCTGTTGATACATCATCAGTGAACATCAAGTCACCTTGAAGAACACCAGTGATACCCAACTTAGAAAACTCTGCAAGTGCAATCTTAAACTTAGAATTCAATGCACCAGATAAATCAGCGTCAATCTCTGCGACTGATTTGTATAGTTTTGGATTTACGTTGAATACAGACTTCTTTGCAACAAAGAACTTGCCATCTTCTGGATCAATACCAGCAAAGATTGCAGGCGCACCATCCCACTTAACGGTCATGTTTACAGAGGAACGATTTGCACCCGCCAACATATCACGCAAAGACCGTACAAAATTGATAGAGCCTCGTGCTCCATCAATTCCGAAATTAAGAATCTCGTCCTCAATATGTTCTAGGTGTAGATTCTTCCCACCTTTATCTTCGGTTAGGAAGCCTGAAAAGTTTAACATTTACACATTTTCCATTCATACAAATAGTTTCAATACTATTTATAATAACACAATTATTCACAAATGTCAATGTGCTTGTTTCCTTTCATAAAATTAGGCAGTGGTCTATCACCAAAAGGTTTGTTTTTAGTGAGTCGTTCTGATAACAACTCAGCATCAACCTTATTGTGGAATGTAGAGACAACATCATTAGTTGGAAACTCTACAACTTCCCAATTCTTGCCATTTCGATTTACAAAGTATTTGATACCCTTATACTTTGATTTCGATGTCCGTAAATTTCTCATAAGTCTTGCTCTTTCCAAGACCCACTCCGAAAGTCGTTTTATCAAATGCTGGTTCATCTTCCTGTCCACTGTCAATAATGTCATCCTGTGCTTCCTGTTCGCAATCGTATAGTTTCATTCGGGCCCTGTCGATGCCCACAACAAACCGTTTGTTGGTGCCAGGGTCATTATATCGGTTCTTCAACTGTTTCACCATAATCTGGTTTAGAGATTCTAGTTCTTCTGTCGAGATGAGGGCAAACATGAGGTCTGCCGTAGCAGGTAAACCAAAACTTTCTGATGTATCTTCCAAACCCACATCTGAATTGGCATACCCACCTCTTGTCGTTTGTGTTGCCGACATAATTGGTACATTATTTTCAACTGCAAGACCCCTAAGTTCCTCTGCAATCGCTTTGATATAAAAATACGATCCAACATTTGCATTCCCCTTAAATCGTGAAGATGAACAGATGTTCAGATAGTCGATAAAGATAACGTCTGGTCTAAATGATTTCTTTAGTGCCAGTTCTTTTATCAAACTTCTGAAGTGTCCTGTATGTGCAGATGCAGTTGGATATTCTTTGATAATTAACTTTCCGTTGGTCTTTGTTTGAATCTTGGAGAGGCGATCTGTAAACATCTTCTTGGGCAAATCATGTAGATCATCCATAGTGATGTTCATAAGGTTCGCATCAATTCTTTCTGCAATCCGTTCTTCTGCCATCTCCAAAGTTATATAAAGAACATTCTTACCTTGCATTAGTGTGGACGCAGCCATGTGACACATGAACAACGATTTACCAACACCTGTGCCTGCAAGGGCAATGTTCAAAGTTTTCTGTGGTATTCCACCCTTCGTAATCTTGTTGAAATACTCAAGGTCGAACTCTAGTTTTTCTTCTTTCTTGTGATAGAACTCATATCGGTTCTCACCATCTTCTACATAGTCGTGTCCAACATTCTGGTCAAATGCAACTGCAAGTGCCTCAGATAAGATGGATGGTATTGCTTCAGCGGTATGTTCTTTATCTTTCCCCTCAATAATCTGAATACCGTTGAGGATAGCATTGTAGACTGCTTTATCCTTACAAAACTTTTCTGTCGTATCCACCAACCACTGCATATCAACTTCTGCATTGGATAGTGTTTCTACAATATCTTGAACTGACTTGAACTCATCATCATTCAAGTCTTTTCTATTATCTAGTTCAATAGAGAGCGCTTCTGTAGTAGGTTGATTACCATACTTTTCCATGAACTTGTTGATTTCTTCAAATACAACTCTTTCGTGACGATTAGAAAAATACTCTGGTTTGATGAAAGGCAAAACCTTTCTCGCATATGGTTCATTGTATACTAAGTTACTAAGTGTAGTTCGTTCAATCGTCTGTGTTGACATACTGTAGCGCATCCTCATTCATTTGTTGTTCAAGTAGTTCTTCCAATATCTTGCCGATGACTGAATAAAAATCATCATCAAACATTTCTTTTGGTAGTCCGTTAGAGTCTAACACATTAAAGTCGAATTGTAAAGAGGCAGCTGTTTTTTCTTCGTTCTCTACAATTGATACTTTGCCGTATTCGTAAACTACTCCTTGATATTTTCCTGCCTCTTCAGTCAGTCCAATACCAGACCAAGTCTTATCTTTATTCTCTACAAATTTATACATAATGTAAGTAACTGCCTATAATGTACTTAGGTTTCTTTACTGGTTTTGTTCCAGCATGAAGATGTGTCCACATTGGGGGGAACATCAACATCCTACCTGTTTCTGGTTTCACTGCAATATCCCACTGAGGGAATGTGGTATGTCCTGCTTTATTGTCATCAAGGTATAAAAAGAATACTAAAAACCTACGGGCAGAATCATAGTTCCCAACATCTACATGATCTGCAAACTCATCCACATCATTCGGCATATATCTTTTCATACGAAACATTTCAAATGCAAATTGTTCTGGAAACATCATATCAGTGATATTACAGTCTTTCATGTATTTATCAATATATTCACTGAACTTATTTTGTAGTGCAATAGCAAAAGGACGCCATTCTGCATGAGTCTGTAATGTCACCTGTGTAAAAGAACGATGCCCTTCCAGAACAATTTCTTCATGGTGTTCTGGTGATTCCTCAAACATCGCAATAAGTTGTTTTGATAACGACTCATCAATTACATTATCATATACTTGAATAAACTTATCCACTACTTTATGAGTCCACCTTGTTGTGGAACTGCAATGCCGCTGGTTTGGCTTGTCCAACCTGTAGCAAGTTCTTTCACAGTCTCAATCATATACATTACTGAAGATTTATTAAAACTGAAATCTCCTGTTGGAGATATACCAGACATCGCTATACCATCAACAAGACCAATTCCATTCTGAGTTGCTTTCAATAATCTTGGACGATATAAAGTAATTGTCATCATATCTTCTTTAATAAATTTACCAATAATCTCTGCTCCATTACTCATGGCAATGGTTACGATTGTTCCTTCTTTCATTACATAAATTCCTCTAGTGATGCTTTACTTTTTTGACTGTCGTTATACGCTTTCTTGTATTGGATTTTAATCTTCTTAAAGATACCACCCATCATTTCCTTCTCACCATTGTATGATACATACTCTGGAAATTTGTCAATAAGTTTTGCATGGTTGTTGTTAATAATATCTAGGGTTCTCCAAGTAGCGCATCCACCTTCTGTTCCAACAAAATCTGAAAGATAAACAAATCTATCCCATACTCTATTAGAATAACCTTTTGATAAAAGTTGTAGACTGAGTGATATATCTTCTGCTGTTGATAACTCCCAATCTAATTCATCTGCTTCTGGTAATTGTTTTCCATCAAAAAAGAATACCTCGGCAGTTCCAGTATTGTCTATGTATTCTCTACCGGCAGGCGGTAGTCCACCAGTTCTGCAACCCCCCCAAGCAATACCAGAATCCATCCACTGAGATATTGTTTCCAACATATGTTTCCAATCATCATCAGTCATAATTCGTTTAGTCTTTTCACCATCATGCCATGGTTTACGACAAGCCATCTTAATGTCATCATCCATTACCATGTATCTCTGGTTCTTTCCCTGCTCCCAAATCCACTTGCGAGTTGCAGTGATCCCACAATCATTCTCTGGTAGAATGACTATGGGGTAATTTGGGTATAAGTGTTGTTCTTTTGGTTGCACAACAAGTTTAGTTATTTGCTGTGCAGAAGAAGTCATATTATCAAATGTAATCTGATTATGACTTCTCCCTAAAGTTGGTATGTAGATTGTATCAATCATCCCAAATCGTGTTCTTCCATCCAATCCAAATCGTGCATAAGAATATTCCACTTCTCACCCTTTTCAACTTGTTCTTGAGTCAATCCATAAAAACAAACTTTTTTAGCACGTTTTTTGTTTACTGATTTCCAAGTGTTTTCCCAATTTTCCATCTCTGTTGGTGAATTTGGGTGGGTAAGGACAACCACAACTGTTCTTCTCTTATCTTTCATTGCAAGAAGAGCATCCAGTTTATCCATAACTGTATCAAAGTCAAAATTACCACTTGACATATTAAACGCAAAAGTATTTTGTTTAGAATTGTATGCATCTACAATATCTTTGACATCTTTTTGATTTGGTGTAGAAGTCCAATCAATCATTCTCCATCCAGGCGGAATGTTTTCCTTTGCCTTCATTCGTGTTCTTATGGTTCTTAGGATACCACTAATTTCACGAGAAGTTTTACGATTCCATTTTAGGTATTCTTTGTTTTCTTTAGCATCAATTGGAACACCTTCAATTTCATATTTTTCAACAATATACTGAATGAGTTCTTCTCTATCATTATCTTTTTGTCTTTTTTCTGGTGGACGATTTAGAAGATTTGATAGACCTTTCAAATCAGTTTTTGTAAAATCTTTGTGAATTGATTTTGGAATACGAATAACTGGAACATCAACAACATGACGTTGTTTTACAGCAGCACCATTAGAGTGATTTCCACCAAACAACCAATCTTCACCATTATAATCTTCAAGGATTACACAAGGTGTCCATTCGGACATACTACCACCGTTTGCAATCAAATCCTTCATAATATCAGCAAGAACATTTATGTGTGTTTGGTCAGTATTCTTAAAACGGACTTGGAATTTTTCAAGTTTATTCAACTCATGTTTATCCATCATTTCAACTTGCCATCCGTCAAGATTTTCAATAGATTCAAGTAACGCATATATACTTTTGTATGCAGTTTTTTTCACATACATACCACCACCATTTGAATCATTGTAATATTCTGGATTATTTTTCGCATTAACTTCTAGCAACATTTCATTTTCCTTTGTAGCCATTTCATAACAATTACCAAAATCTAGAACTTCACCTAGATTATCTCCTTTCGCAAAATCAATTGCAAACTGTTTGTTTTCACCAGAGTGAAGATAGTGACCATCAGCAAGACCTTTGTGCCACCCAATATATTTTTTCCCTGTGAAGTTTACAGTCCACCTGTAAAGATAAGCCTCATACTTTTTTGGTTCTTTAACCAAATATACAAATGGGGAACTCATAACAAAACTTTCTCTTTCAATTCATCTTACTTATATAATATACCACCGTTATCATAACAAGTCAAGTGATAAATTCATTTTTTCTGAAAAAAGTTCAAAGTATTTTTCTTGTGATAACAAAACCTTAGAGTAGTTGGCACGAAATTCTTCTAATTTTTTTTCAAAGAAATCTTGATTTCTGAGTAAAAGTGCCTTTTCAACGAACTCTTCTGGTGAGGTGATTCGCTGCCAATCATCAATCATATATGTGTTATTACTGTCATAGTCTTGCCAAACAAAAGGTATCATACCAATTGAAAGTGCTTCTGGGTATCTACTGGTCGTTGCAGTCTGGTCTAACCAGTTAAAACACAACGTGCATCTAGCGGGTTCTAGTAGTGGATAGAGTTCCTTCCAATCCTTAATCCAAGCA